AGCCTTGCCGAAAGACTTAGCGCCGTCATAAGTCGGCGTACCGTCCGGAGCCTCCGTCAACTTGGAGTACCAAAAGTTATTAAGACCAATAAGAGCCATTTTTTAACCCTCCTTTTTTGTTATTCCGATAAAGTAAGACCGCTAAGATCGTAAGTTTGCTTAAAAGATACCTCGCCGTCTGTACTGATTACGACAAGCTTTTGAGTATCCTTATCGGAGATTTTCCAAACTCCGAGCATATCCGGATCAAGAGATTGCATACCGGTACCGGCGCTCCAATCAAGACCGACCTTGATATCCGTAATCTTTGCGTTGTTCTTGGTAAACTTAAGAGACAAAAAGTATCCCTCGCCCCAATCGGTTACAAGCTGTCCGCTTGTAAGCTTTGTAAGAGTACCGGTAATTGCTCCGTTTGCAACCGCAACGTCTGATTGCATATCGGAGGTTTTTGTACCCCAAAAATCAGTATTTGCCGTCGGACTTGCAACGGTTACGTTTGAGGATCCGAAAGCGATACCGCCGGCAATCTTGTCAAGGATCTCGTCAGTTGTATCGTTTTGTCCGATATCTGTAACGTTGTAGATCTTTGCAATCTTTGAAAGAGATTTAACAACTGTCATTTAATTGACCTCCTTATTTTGATTGTTACCTTGCTCGTCAACTATTTGTATAGGATAAGCAAAGCAAATTGTTTTATGATAATATCCGGTATCCGCCTCGTACATATCCGGAGAATCTCTCCGAGGTTGCCAAGTCCAACCGGCATTTTTTAGGATTGACTTTATCGCCTTAACAATCGGTAAAAAGTTACCTTTTGAGTAAACGTCAAAGTCGTAGTAAGTAACATATCCGGAGATCTCGTCGTCTGAGCTGTAAGAGTTGTCGTCGTCGTATTGTCTATAAACAACGTAAGGCTCTCCGTGTCCGTCGTAATAAATCAGAGCAACGGGTATACTTACGCCGTTTACTTTAAAATTAGTAAACAATTGCTCGATTATTGCGTTCATTACGTTTAATCTCCCTTGATATATTTCTCTTGTACTCTTAACATTGCTTTTTCAATTTGACTCTTATTAAAAGACTGTCTAAAAAAAGGTTGTTTAGGAAATGGCGAGTTACTCCGTCCATACTCAAAGACATTTGCAACGAGAGGAGCCGGTATCCGCTCGCCGTTGCGGTTGGTAAAATATCCGACAATCATTGCTTGGCAATTAATACCGTCGTCGCTTGGAGTCTTGTAAACTCTCGAGACAATAATATTATCGGATCCGAGAGCCTCTCTCAAAGCTCTCGGCATTTTTGCCTCGATATTTTGTCTTGCAACCTCGGCGCCCGTCTCGACCATTTCTCCGAGCATTTTCTCAGTATTGAGCTCAAGAGTCTCAAACTGTTTAATTAACTCAGTTGGTAATGATCCGGTAAACTTTGCCATTAATGCGTAACCTCTTTTGCTTGGATCTCAAGCTCGATATTTGCCTCGTTGATATTGTTAAGATAAAGTATCTCGTAAGTCTTACCCTTAAAAAGTATAAGCATATCTCGATTAATCTGAGTAACCGGATATCTGATTGTAAAATTCGTTAAAGCTTTTTCAAAGTCTGTATTATTGACGATAAGAGTAAAGCCTTTTGTCGTCTTTACCTCCGCCCAAGGACTCAAAACAACCGTTTGAGTCTCAGTATAAAAGCCGTCAACGTCCTTTGTCTTTGTAACGCTTACGATTTGTATTTTACGATTATACTTTCCGGCGTTGTTAGCTTTAATCATAAGAGATTTGTCCTATACATATTAAGGATTGTTGAGACTGTATCGCTGATATTTGCCTTATCGACGTAAATTGCGCGATTATCGTACATATCTTGTACTAAGGCATAAAGAGCAAGAGTAAGATCCGGATAATCGTCGAGTTGCTCGAGAGTTAATCCCGTAACTCCGACAATATAATTTGTTGCCGCCGCTTGTATCGTTGTTAAGAGTTGCGTTTGTGAGCTGTCAAGCTCAGATATACGGAGGTAATCAACGAGATCCGTTTGAGTGATCTCGCTGATTTTTGTATAAGTCGATTGAGGCATTATTGCTCACCGCCTTTTTTAGTTTTCGCCGGCTTTGCTGAGCTCTTTGTTGTCTTTGGCTTTTCGCCTCCGACCTCCTCGATAAGACCGCCTCTCAAGAGTTGCTTTACAACCTCTTGATCCTTGATCTCTTTGACCTCGTTGCGTCTCATTGAGACAGCTCCGGCGAAAGATTTAAGAGCTCTGTATTCCATTGAAATACCTCCTTAAAGATTACGCCATTTTGAGTACAGCAACCTTTTGTTGATCTTGTACCTTAGCGTCAAACTCAAGCCAACCGACAACGCCGATTGCGTGTTGAGCGGCGTAAAGCTCTCTCAATACCTCGATATGCATTTCCTCGGTAAACTTTGTTGCAAGTCCCGTCATATCGCCGTAATAGATAACCTTATTACCGCTTGCAATCTCGGGCATATTGTCGGATACATATACCGGCTTACCAAGCAAGACCTTACCGAAAGGACTTGTAATATCGTCGTTAAGGAGATAACGTCCGACGTCGTCCTTAAGGAGTCTCAGAGCGTCTCTTGTCTTAGGAGACATAATCCAAATTGATTTGTCTTGGAAAACGTCTTTGATTGTACCTTGGAAAGATACCAAGTCGTCGGCTGTAATCGCACCGGTAACAGTTGTTACGTTTGTCGCACCGCCAAGACCGACAACGGATCCGCCGCCAAAGCCGAGCAAGTTCTTTTCGATAAAGCGAGCGATATCGTAAGCCATACGCTTTACAATAAAGCCGACAAGATCGATATCGGTATTGTTAATCAAAGACTTTGAGATCTTTGTAAGAGCGCCGGCAAGATAACCGTCAAGCTCGATTGTTGTAAAGTTGCCCGTTGAGCTTGTAAGATCTGTAAACTCACTTGCAAAAGCAACCGTAATTTGAGTTGAGGCGTCAGCCGGATAATAAGGCAACTCAAGCTTACCCTTTACGTTAAACTTTTCGGATCTGTCAAGGATAGGACAAACATCATATACGAGCTCATTGATCTTTTTTGCGATTGTTTTAGGGATAATCGCTCCGTTGTTAGCGGGTGCAAGCTCTCCGGCTCTTACGTTACCGGATACAACGCCGCGAATATAATCAGCAAACGCCTTTGTCTCAGCGTCCTCGATTGCTCTCTCGTTCTTGTCGCCGCAAGCTCTCGCGTCCTCGCCGTCAATAACGTTCTTTGCCTCTTTTGCGTCGTCCTCAACCGTCTTTGTCGGTCTTGCGTTGTCGATCTCGTCTTGGATATCAAGGAATTTCTTAATCCTTTGAATATCGTCGCGGATCTCAGCGAGCTCAGCCGCCTCAGCGTCGGTAAGTTCTCTCTTTTCACTCTCAGCCGCATTAACAAGAGCCTCGGCGCGAGTGATAAGATCATTTTGTCGCTCAATTTGAGCTTTTCTGTTCTTAAACATAATCTCATTATCCTCCTTGTTAGTTATTTACTAAGCTTTTAAGCTCAGCGATTATGTTTTTATATCGAGCGTAATATTCGCTTGATACCTCAGTTTTTGCCGGCTCTGTCTCCGGCTCCTTTGCCTCGGTTATTGTACCTTGAGCAATATCCTCAGCTCTTACCTCCTCGACGATAAACTCAACCTTGTCCTCTGTATTCTCAGAGTAAAGGATTGTCGAGCCGTCGTCTCTTACATTGACAAGAGTACCAACGTAAGCCGGAGACTTGCGGCGATTAAGCAAGGATACCTCGTAAAGAGCAAGATCCTTTACTTTTCTAAACGGCAAGCCGGTCTCCTCGTCTCTCGTCTCCTCGACTCCGTTCGGTAAATCATCAAAGCCAAAGCTCCAACCGACGAGATCTCCGTTGCGAGCGTCCTTGATAACCTCCGGATCCGTAATCGTTGCTCGAGCGTGGAGTCCGATATTGTCCTCCTCAAGCTCAAGATTACCGTCCTTGATACCTCCGAGATCTTTGCTCCAATCGTGATTAAGTAATATCCTCACGTCGTCAGCTCGTCCGAGAGCTCGCTTAAAAGCTCCGGCGCATATTTTCTCAACAAACCGTCCAAGACGGCTGTAAAGAGGCTTGGAGGCTCTCTCGACGGCGTTTACATATCCCTCGATTGTAACCGAGTCCTCTCTTATTAGTATTTTCATACATTGCCCTCCGTGTCATTTATTTTATCAATAAAAGACTCCTCCTCAAGCGTCTTGACGTCTGTACCGCCTCCACTCGAGGTTGCGTTTGTGTTTGGAGTGTAATAAGTCTGAGTATTAACGTCAAAGAGTACCGCACCGAGTCCGAGATCAATAACGTCTCCGCCCTCGATCTCGTTCATATTTTCCATACGACGACGCTCGTTAATCGTTGTCATTTGACATTCTTTACTCATTCGATAAACCTCGTATCGAGACTTAATATCAGCCTTGATAATCTCCTTTACGTCAAACTCAAAGAAATACTTACCCTTTTCTTTTTCGAGTAAGAGATCTCGGTTAAGAGCTGTCTCAAAAGCTTTGATAATCGGATATATTGCAAATTTAAACGTCTCGTTAAAGTCCGCGTAAATATGAAAGATCTTATCGATTTGCTTATCAAGACTCTCGATTGTCTCGTTGAGTTGCATTTCGACCGCCGTATTCGACGCCTCTTTAAAGTCTAAGCCTTTATTTAAGACGACAACGTTCTCGGTATTGTTTGCGTACAGCTTACGCCAAGCATTTTTAAGTAAAGTCATTGCCTCGTCGGTAAGCTTATTCTCAGACTTAAGAAAACCCTTTTTATTACCTCCGGTCTTAACGAGTCCGAGTTGAAATTTCATTGTCTCAAAAGCGGACTCAAGAGCCTCAGTAAGCTCGTCAACGATACCCGTACCCCAAGCGCCCGTTTGAGTATTTCTCAAGAGCTTGATAAACTCGTAAGGCTGATATTGATTTTCGTAAACGTAGATAATATAAGTCTTATAAATAGGTTGAAAGTCGTAATTGATAACAACGTAATCGTCTTGTACATAATAAAGACCGGTTACGTCGTTTTTATTTCTTTGGATATAACAGTAACCGCCCTTACCTAAAAAGTAATCAGTAACGAGCGCCTTTTTCATTTGAAAAGCGTCAAGCGTATCTCCGGTATCGTTATTAAGGAGCCTTACTCTTGTATCGTCAGTAACCTCCTCAACGTGTCCGTCCTTACGCTTATATAATTTGACGGGCATTGCGGCAATACAATTTGATATAAAGTCTACATTTGCCGCAACCGACGGGATCGAGAGAGCTTGATCTCTTGTTATGGATCCGCCGTTAAGAATTGCCTCGAGGAGAACGTCGGAGACTGTACCGCCCTCGCCGAGTATTTGCTCGGAGTTTGTTTGAGTCGGGGCCGGAGTCTCTGTATCTCTCTTAAAAAGTCTCTTAAAAGGATTATCCACTTTATCACCTCTTGACAAATAAAATGTTTGTATGATAAATTGATATATTTTTACAAGTATAATCTAAACTAAAATACTTGAATTGTAAACCCTCCGTCATTGTTTAAGAAATAATCTTGCTCAGCAAGGTAAACAGCAATAATCGTTGATACGACCATATCGATTTTACCTTTTGATTTTTTCTTATTAACGTATTTATTCTTATTTGTATCATAAGTACAACGAGCATTAAGGTAATTGATCTCGTATAAAGGATTGCTCGTATAAGCAAACTCGCCGTTTAAGATTTTCTCCTCAAGCAACTTTGTCGGAGAGTGTAATACGGAGCTGTGTTGTTTAACCTCAACCGTTGTTATATCAGCCGCCTCGAGCTTTTGAGCTGTACTCATTGCGTTATATCTATCGTATCCGACGGCTTGGATCTGTACTCCGAGCCTCTCCTCAAGGCTTAAGATAAACTCCTCGATAAATCGATAATCGATAACCTTATCTCCGCAAGCGAAAACTTTACCGGACTTAATAAGCTCTCGATAATTGACTCGCTCGGTTGCCATTTTCTCGTCAATACGTCCCTCCGGTATAAACGCCCAAGAGTCCGCGAGGATATTATCGTCGTCGTCAACTGATACCATACTTACGGAGGCGTTGTCCGTTGTCTGAGCTAAGTCAAGACCGAGATAAACAACCCGTCCGCTCCAATCGATATTAGATATTTTACAGCTTTGCACCGCCGCAACGTCGATATAAGTCTCAGTACCGGCGCCGGAGTAAATAATATTACAATGCTTTGTAACAAAATTCTCTCGCTTACTCTCTTGAGCGATTGCTTGAGCTCTTTTCTTAAGTAAGTCTTGCCATATCTCCGGTATTTCAAGAGCAACCGGATTACTTTGCTGTAAGATCAAGTCGTCCGTTTGCCAATCCTTTGTATTATCCGGCTCGTATAACAAAGCAAAGCGAGTCTCGTCCTTAATAACTCCGTCAAGGACCTTTTTACTGTAATCAACCTCGTCCTCAAGAGGATTATTAAGAGTCGGATACTTAGTTGAGATTATAAAACCGAGTTTATTAAGGATATTAAGTTGTCCGGATTGCATTGCGTCAATCGCGTAAGAGTTTGGTAAAGCTCCGACCTCGTCAGCGCAAAAGACGTTTGGCAACTTACCGTCAAGAGTCGAGCTCGAGTAATTAAGCGGAGTATACTTTGTCTCAAGAGTATTAAATAAGATATAATCTCGGAGGATCTTAAATCTCTTTTTACCCTTGTACTCATAAACGAGCGGCGAGCTCTTAAGGATTGCCGATATCGCCTCTCGGATCTCTCGAGACAAGGATCCGTCCGGAGCAACTGAGAAAAATTGAGAAAACTTTGGCTCAGTAATAAAAAGGATTATAAACAGCGTACCGATTGTAAAGGTTTTAAAATTCTTACGGCATATCTCAAGCAAGATCGTTTCGTATCGTCTCTTTTTTGGATTATCACGGTATACAACCGCAAGACTCGCCGAGTATACAAGCCATTGATACCCCGTTGAGCATTTATAAAGACTTTGACCGGCTTTTAAGCCTTTAGGCATAATTAAAAGTTTGAGCAAGTCCTCAATCTGTTTGATCTTTGCGGCTGAGACTTTATACTTTTTATCTTTGCCCTCGCATATACGCATAAAATCGCGCATTTGCAATTTTACATATTTCGGAGTCGTCTTTTTACGGATATTATTTTTACAATATAAGTAAGCTTTACTCGTCGTCGGCGTCATTATCATCACCGCCGTTTATTATATTAAGCAACGGATCCACGTTATCAGCTCCGTCGTCCTTAAAACCGGATATTATTCTCATAAGACAAGCAACGGTCTTATTTGCGCTGTCAGTTGTCGAGTTATAAGCTCTGATTGCCGGATTGAGTACAACGTTTGACCGACCTTTGACGTAAGTTTGCTTTACGAGACTCTTATTGTCCTCAATACTCGCCTTGAGCTCCTCAAGGATTGCAAGTTGACTTAAGTATCTGTCAAACGTCGTTATAAAAAAGAAATTCGTTTGTACTCCGGACTCCTCAGCAAGCTTTTTAATCTCCTCGGCTTGCTCTTGGAGTGATTTCGGCTTTTTTGTTTGTCTCTTTGCCATTATAAAGCCTCCTTTTGTTACCCTCTCATAAAAATATTACTGTTTTTGCTCATTATTAAGCCGTTTTTTGCATTTTTTAAGCAAAAATAAGCCTTTTTCCATAAAAAAACTACGTTTTGCCCTTTATGTAAGTAAACG